GCAGCAGATCAAGTTCCCGCCTGAGAACTGGAACTTGTACAACTCGGAGTCGTGGTGGTTTGAGGCCATCACTGGGCGGCTGATTCTTTTCCCGTCATCGCTCGAGCACAACGTGCCGACAGTCAAGGGTGACGATGTCCGCATCAGTATGTCGTTCAACACGTTCCCGGTCGGTGTCGTTGGCGATGAGTTAAGTTTGACCGGATTAAAACTGGAGGCTTGAATGGCGCACTTTGCAGAACTGGACAGCAACAACATCGTGCTGCGCGTGATCGTGGTGGACAACAAGGACACCAGCGACGCTGCAGGCGTGGAGAAGGAACACATCGGCGCGGCCTTCTGTGAGCGCCTGTTCGGTGGAACGTGGAAGCAGACCAGCTACAACGGCAACTTCCGCAAGCACTACGCAGGCGTTGGCTACACCTACAACGCTGTGCGCGATGCCTTCATCCCACCGCAGCCGTATCAGAGCTGGACGCTGGACGACGACGCCAACTGGAAGCCTCCTGTAGCAATGCCGACAGATGGCAAGATGTATTCATGGGATGAAGCAACTCAACAATGGAATGAAGTGGTGTAAATGCTAGGTTTCTCGCCGTTAGCCTCAGCGACATTCTCAAGTACCGGAGACAATCCGGTATTTGCGTCTGCTGCGATTAGTGCGACAGCGACAGTATCTAGTAATGCCTTTGTAGATTATCGCGCTATAGCGGCTGTAAGTGCCTCTGCTACGGTATCTTCATCCTCAACAGTCACTAGGTTTGCTTCTGGGGCTATTTCAGCCTCGGCTACGGTTACGGCTGATGCTTACCGGATAGTCCACTTCTCAGGGGCTATTAACGGAACAGCAACAGTTACAGCGTCTGGTTTCCGTCAGGTATTTGGTAATGCCGCGATTACTGGTACTGCTCAAGTTACCGCTATTGGTAACTACTCAATCTTTGGTACAGCGGCTATTAGCTCTGCTGCGACAGTATCGGCTAATGGTGGGCTGTTATTAGCTGGTAATGCGTCGATTGCTTCGTCTGCGACTGTAACCGCGGCTGGTACTTTGCAATACATCGTATCTGTCAGCATTGAGGCAGAGGCTAATGTAAGTGCGACAGCGACGATAACTGCAAAAGGTATTGCATCTATAGTTGCAAATGCGACAATAACGGGTAAGGGATACATTGTTGGCGAGGAATGGGTAGATATAACGCCAGAAACGAATGTCTGGACTGATATCCCTGCAAGCAATGATTCATGGAATGTGGTTGAGGCCTCGATGGACTCATGGGATGACATAAGCCCAAGTTTTAACACTTGGACATTAAAGCCTACTGGAACTGACACATGGCTGCGACAAAACTAATTTTCGGTGAATGGCTACCAGATCAGCCCGGAGTAGTAGGGGCGATTACTGACGCTAAGAACTGTTATCCGGTTGCTAACGGTTATGCACCGTTTAGGTCTGAGGCTGATTATTCTGATGCTGCTGCTCAGAATTTGCTTATTACGTTTGGCGGTAAGTTTGGCGGTGAGGTAGCTTTATTTGCTGCTGGAGCGACTCAGGTTTACAAGTTTGATTCGTCTGATGCTAGTTTAGATGCAGCGACAACGACGGGATATTCAACGGTTGAGAGTTGGGATGTAACGCAGTACGGGTCTAAGATGATTCTGGCTAACGGTCAGGATAGGTTGCAAGCCTATGAGATTGGTGTATCGACTTACTTTGCTAACCTAGCTGCTACTGCTCCTACGGCTAAATATGTCACTGTTGTTCGTGATTTCGTTGTTGCGGCTAATGATGGTTCTGACAACAATAAAGTTTACTGGTCAGACATTAACGATGAGACGGACTGGACTCCTGGTGCGGCTTCTCAGTCTGACTCGCAGATTATTCCTGACGGTGGGGATATTACAGGTCTTGCTGGTGGGGAATACGGTCTAGTATTCCTTGAGAGGGCGATTTACCGTATGAGTTACACGGGTAGCCCTTTCTTTTTTCAATTCGATGCCATCTCTAGGTCTCTGGGATGTATTTCAGATGGGTCAATTGCTCAATACGGTGGGCTAACGTATTTCTTAGCAGATGATGGTTTTTACTCTTGCGATGGTCAATCAGTAAAGCCTATCGGTGCTGAGAAGGTCAATAGGTGGTTCTTTGAGAACGTCGTTCCTAGCGAAATATCGACTGGGATGAGTACGACGATTGATCCTATCAGGAAGTTAGTATTATGGAAATTTAATAATACTTTCGGCGGTAAAAGTATGTTGATTTACTCGATCAACTTAGACCGTTGGTCGTATGTAGATACCATAGCTAACGCAATTGCTTTTGTATTAACTCCTTCAGCGACGTTAGAGCAGGTAGATAACTACAATTCCAACCTAGACGCTTTAGATATTCCGTTGGATTCACGGGTATTTGCTGGTGGTCAGTTACTTTTTGCTGGTGTTTCTGGGGCTAAGATCATTGCTTTCTCTGGTCAGCCAAAGACTGCGAACATAACGACGGGTGATATAGATATTGGACGGTCTACGGTGACGTTAGTAAGGCCAACTGTGGACGGTGGAAGTGCATCTGTGGCGATTTCTAGCCGGGATTTGCTCAATGAAGTGGTGGAATTCGGCTCCGACGTACCTGCTGATGCTGAAAACCGTGTTTCCATCCGTTCTAACGGTGAATATCACCGCCTAAGACTGACTCCTACGGGTTCAAACTGGAAAACAGCGGTAGGAATTGACGTAGAAGTATTCAAGCAGGGTGATCGATGAGGCAATTTCGTACATTACCGCCATTTGGAGGGGATCAGAGGGCTGTTGCTGAGGTCGTTCGTGGCATTATGGACGGAAAGACCAACAACACAGGTCTAATTACCCTAGCAACTAGCAATGCGGCTACAACTACCCTATTTGATGAGCGTATAGGCTTTGAGAGCCTGATTTTCTTCGTCCCGGTATCTGCGGCTGCTGAGGCTGATTCGGCTCCCTACGGGGCGTTTCAGGACTCCACAGACCAGACAGCGGCTAATACGACTACAGCGTATGCGGTTACGTTTAATACAACAGATTATTCCAATGGAGTTTACGTTTCCAATAGTTCTAGGCTAAACGTCAGGAATTATGGGATTTACAACATCCAGTTTTCGTTTCAGTTTAAGAATACGTCAAACGATGGTCAGGACGTAGATATTTGGTTTCGTAAGAATGGGACTGACGTAGCTGGTTCTAATAGTAAGTTTTACTTGCCAGCAAGAAAGAGTACGGGTGATCCTAGTCACCTGATTGCTGCGATGAATTACGTTCTGGAAATGAACGCTAATGACTATGTTGAGGTAATGTGGCGGGTTAGTAATACTGGCGTTTCTTTGGAGCAGTACCCGACTGATACGAATCCGACTAGACCAGCTACGCCATCAACTATCATTACGATGTCTTACCTTGCACCATCGGCTACAACGAACTTATACGTTTCTACTCAACAACAAGGTCAGGCAACCATTAGTCATTGGGCTAATAGTACGGCTGACAAAACTTACGGATACATAATCGTCGGATGACAGAATGGAAATATATCGAGCCTGACCAACTCAGAAAGTGGTGGATGAGCGTCAAGCCGGGGTTAGACAAAATTAAGAGTGTCAGTTCTGAAAGTTGGATCGTGGAGGATGTGTACACGGACTGCTGGAATCAGAAATCTGGCTTATGGGTTGGACTAGAGGATAACCATTTCAAAGCGTTCTTTATATTGCAACCATTGGGGGAAGAACTCCATATCTGGTGTGCTTGGACGTTAGAAAATGATTATCAGATGGTGCAAAAAGGTTTACAATTCATCAAAAATATGGCAAGGGAAAGCGGTAACAAATACCTAACATTCTCAAGTCATAGACCGGGGTGGGATCGTAGGGCTAAGTCTTACGGTTTCAGGCCTAGAAAGTGGATAAGCGAGGTTTAATATGGGTGGTGGTGGCGGCGGTCAAACGCAAACATCAAGAACGGAAATAGCTCCAGAATTTAAGCCTTACATCACTTATACGCTAGGTGAGGCTCAGAGGCTTTATCAGGGTATGCCAGCGGCTCCTGAGACCTTGGCTGCGGCTCCGTCAGCGGCTACTCAGCAAGCCCTACAGATGGCTCAACAGAGGGCTGTAGGCGGTTCTCCGCTACTCCGTTCTGCTCAGGCTGAACAACTCGCTACGATTCAAGGTCGTGGCGTTAATCCGTTTCTAGGCGGTGCGCTACAGCAAGCTAATCGTCTAGCTGGTGAGCGTTATACCCAGAATATCCAAGAGCTACAGTCTGCCGCATCTTCGGCGGGTCGTTATGGTTCGGCTGCGATGGGTCAGCAAACTGGTCGCGCACAAGACATCTTTGCTCGTGCCTTAGCGGAACAGGGTGGTCAACTAGCGTATTCCTCGGCTGAGGCTGAGAGGGCTAGACAGGTAGCGGCTGCTCAGGC